AATCCCGCTCCGCTGATCAGCCAAGACGTGCTGCCAATCTTGACGCAGGTAGCCAGACCGTTCTGCGCCAAGGTGCGCGTGCCAGTCGTGGTGCTGTTCGCCAAGGTCAGCGTGTCGGTCGTAATGTAAATAGATAACGCCGACGAATTAAGGTTGACCACAATGATGACCGTGCCTACGGGGAACGCGACGGTGCCGTTAGCCGGAATAGTCAGCGTCAGGCTGGTGCCGTTCATTAGAATCGACTTACCGCGATCCGCCAGCACTAACTGGTAGTTAGCGGTCTTGGATACGGGCGGGGCTTCTCGATAGCCGACCGCATAGTTGGCGCTAACCGAGTCATTGTCCGGGATCAGCGGCGTGCCGGTGAACGTTGGCGAGGCAATCGGCGCATAGGTCGTTGCCGCAGCCGTCGTCGTCAGGGCGTTGGTAATGCCATACCCGGCTACCGTCGTCGGCGTGCCGGTAATCGTGGACCATGCGACAGTCTCCGTAGAAATGTCGTTGATGCCAGCAATGTCGTCGTACTCGCCAATTTGAACGTCATTAGAGTCCGTTAAAACAAAACGATATTTAACGCCCTCGCTTAACCACATGTCTTCTGGTAACCGTCCTCCAGAATCGAGGATAATGGGGTTAGGGTTAGCCGTCGTGCCGCTAACAGACGTATAGGTCGTGAGCGGGGTCGTGGTGCCAGCGGCGTAGGTATAGATCTTTCCGCCCGACAGCACAGAGCCGTCATCGGTAAAGAACTGCGCCCCGGCTCCTGCAAAGGCTGAAAGATAAACGGTCATATATATACCTGCGTCATAGTAAGGATGACTGACGGAATACCGGGATGAACTGCGGTAGCGGCTTCCGCCAAAATTTGAACAGATGTGGTGTCGGCTGCCCACATCAACTGGAGATAGTCTCCGTTTGACATAGGCACAAATATGTTTGCAGCCACAAAGATTTCAGCGTTATTGCCTTGGATGCGAACCTGAGATGCCGTATTTGGGACATCAACGCCATTGACCCTGATCCACACCCAAAACAATCCAGTACCGCCAGATGTCTTGTCCAACTGCAATGAGAACTGCATGTTGTAGACAGTGGGCCGAGTGACTTTAATGTGCGAAGACGCAGCGGGGTCTATGTACACGCCGTAGTTGTTTGACGTGTTATTAAACGTCATCGCATACGGCGTATTAGCCGCTGCTGCCGTCTGAGTCGTTGTTGAATAGAACGCGCCGTAGTTGACCGGGTTCGGTTCGTATCGAGCCGTACCTTTTTGCAGATCGTCTATCTGGCCCTTTACAACCGCCATTTCGTCCTCAACGTTAGCCGCCAACGAAGGCGACAACTCAAGGTCGGCAATAGAAGTTTGCGTAGTGCCGCCACCCGTCAACTGGTACTGGTTGTTGAGAAACCGGAACCACTCACGCGAAATCAGCCCGGTACGCTCGTCAATAAACGGCACACGCGGGGCAGGGATTTGCGTAATGTTTACGGTCACGACGCAGTACCGCTCAGTTGCAGTTCGGCGCCCATAATGGCGACCTTCACCGGATCGGTACCGCTAATCTCGTACACGCGGTCACGTAACTTCAAGGTCATGCCAAGGCGACGGAAGATGGCGCGAGTGCCGTATTGTCCAATACGACCCATAGACACTTGACGCTCGCCGTTCCAAGTGTGGCCGCCGTCATCAGACCAGCGCAACATCAACTGTGGGTTAGCGCCAACAACCGGATTACTTTCAATAATCAAATCAATGTTGTTTTCGGTGTCTAAGATAACGCCCGCTTCGGTTGTAATCTCAGTAGGGTCGTCAAACGCATCGACGCCCGGCAAGCCAACGCCTGTTTCGCAGTCAATCTGTAGCGAGTGGTGGGCCGTGCGCTTGAGGTCATTACCGCCGGTTGGCAGCGCACGCCATGACCGTAGCCACTTCTGCGTAGCGCCAGCGTCGGAGTACACGTTTAGATCAAACGCATACAAGCGACCGTTCTGGTAATCACCGATGATTGGCTCGCCGTTGAAACGAGCATGGGAGTTGCCACGGTGACGCTTAAAGTCGCCGTTGCGAAAACCAGCACGCTCATGCCACGAGCCTGTCGCTGCGTCAAACACCCACGTCGTGTCAGCGTTGGTAAAGTTCAGCACGTAGAACGTGTGACCGTCCTGCTGATACGTGTAGCCAACTGCGTCGGCAAGGTTCCCGTAACTTTGAATGGCAAACTCAACCGCGTGGGTTGAGATACGAACGCCGGTATAGCCATTGGCTCGGTATACAACGCCCTGACCCCGCGGGTCTGCGCCGAGCCAGAAGACGGAGTTATCCATCTTGGCGACCGAGTACGGCGCAATACAGCCGATCTCGTTGAAGGCGCCTTGGATACGGGTGAGCGGAAAATCGGCATCGCCGGAGTTGTACCAGACCTCCACGGAGTTCGTGCCAAATAGCCACGCCTCTCGATGGTCAATGATCAGGGATACTAGCCCGTCTGGTGAACCCTCAGCGCTTGCAAAATCCAAGGGGTCAATCGACAAGCCATCCAATAGGCTTGTGACCCAGACGCGTTGCGAGTTCGGCTCGTTAAATACAAAGTAACCGTCAAGGTAGCCAACCGTTACCGCACCCGGAAAGTCTGGGTCGGTAATTTGGGAAAACGTGTCGGTTGTTACGTTAAAAATGTACCCGTCAGGGTTGGCCGCAATAAAGATTTGCGTGCCGTTGTCAGCCATAGACACTGGGCCTGTGCCAGAAACAAAACCAACAACTTCGCTAGTAGATGATTCCAAAAGAATTGTGCTGTCATCTTCTAACAACACAAAAGAATCATCTTCCAGCAGCAACTCACTTGCACTGCCAGTGTTGTAGTTTGAGTCTAACTTGTAGAAATCGTTGCCAGAAACGACATACAGATAATTACCAAGCGACCACAAGCCACGGATAGGGCCAGTACCAATCGTGGCTTTTAGCGCCAAGCCGGGGCAGCGTTGCAGGTAGGCAGGCTCTTTGCCGCCCTCGGCAATAACCTCTGGATAAAGATTGACCATCCGGTTGTCGGCAGCATTGACCGACCGGATTACATACGACGACCCGAGGATCGGCGTCTTCATTAGAAGTTGCCCGTGAAGATATTAAAGCGCGGTCGGTTGACGAGCAGTGCCGCTGGCATTGCCATCAGGTCATCCGGGTTATTGATGCGCTTCAGATCGCGCTTGCTAGTCATGGCAATGCGCTGAACCTGCGGGGAGGGTTCGACACCAAACTCTGCTGCAAGTTCACAGGCCAAGTTGAATCGGAAAGCCCGCAGGTAGCCCGGCGGAAACGCCAAGTCGGTGTCCAGCGCAGCAGGTTGAGTTAGCGGGCGCACAGACACAAAGTGGAACTCCAGCACCTTGGTCGGCACCGGATAGATATAGATCTCCACGTCCGGGTAGGTCATATTGACCCACATCAACTGCGGATACGTAGACGTTACCGTCTTAACCGCAATACTGTTGTACTGCTGGTTATTGATCAGTTTGATGCCATACGACACGTTGGTCGAGGCGTCACGGAAATAGGTGGCGTCGTCCATTAGGATAGGACGCTCGGCTACAAACGTGCCGGTCGGTCCCATCGTGATCGTTCGGACGTTGGGTTGCCAGTTGTAGATCTGGTCTTGGGTCGAATAAACAGCCAAACGCTCGGTACTCCACGAGTCGAGCATCTGGTTCAAAGCGGTGAGGGCATCCTGCGACGTGGCCGCTGAAGGGACTTCGCCCTCGGCCAACTGCCCGATCAGCCGCAACGCGCCGTTGATTTGATCGGCAGCAGTTGTAGCCATGATTTACTCCTTACGGCGGCGACGCGTTCTCAACGCATTATGCTGAGAATCCCCCAGCGCCGCCACATCTGACGACGCCGAGGGTTCAGACTCATCAGGATCAGAGGGGTCAAACTCCTCCCATCCTTGTTCCATATCTTCCCTCGCTTCCATCCACGAGATAGCAATCTTTTCCCCATGTCTGGGGTGGCGAAGGTAGATATTGGACATATTACGAAACGCTGAAGTTGAGCATGTAGACCGGGAACGTGACAGTGTTGGCAAGCGTGCCCGTTGCCGCAGCGCGGATACGGAGACGATCACCGGCTGCCACCACCAAGTTGGCTGCCGTGCCGTTCAGCGACAAAACGCGCTGGGCATTAGCAGTCAAAGCGGTGCCACCCGTGGTCTTAGTCGTGTTAGCATCGGTCGCCGCCAACATTGCTGCGGTGCCCGACCCAGACGTACCAAGATTGGTAACAGTAAACGTGATGTAGTTAGTATCGCTTGCAGCCAACGCATCAACGCCTGAGAACCACGCAGCCGACAAAACGCCCGACACCGGAGCAATAACGAACACGTCGCTGTTGCCCGTTGTCGTAATCGTTGCGCCCTGCTGCGCTGCGCTGAATCCGCTACGCACGTTGGAATTAACGAGCGTGGCCGAGTCAAGCGAGCCGTTGATAATCGCCTGATCCGCAAAAGCAACACCAATCGCCTGTGTATTAGGCATATCAATACCCCTTTAGGTGGTGCCCCCGGCGAGTTGCCCCGCCGAGGGCGTTGCCATTACGAAATGCGGTAGACAGTCCACGCGCCAGCGCCGGTCTTGCGGCAACGGAAGTGGCCGGACGAAGCCGCCGAAACCGCACCCGCACCGACCAACGTCCAACCCGTGCCGACAGCAACGGTGATTGCATCCGATCCCGACGCATCAATGTTGATGACGAAGAAATCAAACGCAGAGTCGTTCTTTTCGCCAATCGACGGGTAGGCGGCCTCAAGGAGAGCCACCGTCGGCAGCGTCAAGTTGCCAGCCGTACCGTTGAAAGTGAAAAGACCCGCGACCAGTTCAGCAGGAGACGCCGTAGCGGCTGCCGTCAAGGCAAGCGGGGCAACCTGCGGGAAAAACAACGGCTCGCCATTGTTGCCGTCGCCAACCTGATAACCGCCTGAACCATTAGGAAATGCCATATTTAGTTACTCCTTAAATTTAACCATTAGCCCCAGAGGCGGACAGCCATCTGCGGACGGATCACCGAGTAGCCATACAGCACGTCGATACGGCACGGCATACGGTCGTTGTTGATGTCGTACTGACGAACAACGCGCATGGAGACACCGTTGTGGACCTGACGCGAAGCCATGTCAACGCCCTGCGGGAGCAGGAGGTCAGCCGTGGCAAACGCAATCGCGTCGCGGTGGTACACGAGGTTCTGCGGGTACTGGCTCGAAGCGCCACCCAAGAACGTCACGGCCGCGCCAGACTGCGGGAACGAGTCCACCGTGGCAAGAGCGTTGCCAGAGGTGTAGATCGCCGGGCTGATCGACACAGACGCATAAGCGCCAGCAACAGCCGTCACGTCCGCCGTCACCACAAACTGCTGGAGCGAACCAGTCGATTCGCGGGTCTGCGGGTTGACAGCAAACACGCTCGCAATCGTGAACACGTCGCCCTTCTTCAAGGTCTGCGTGCCAGTGCCAGTGATGGCAATGGTCGAAGTACCCTGAGCGGTGACGGTCGTGGTCACGGTGTGAGCGCCCGTGCGGGTGCCGGTCGTGAACTGCTTGATCGACTGCGACATGGCAAGTTCGTCGTAACCGAGGATGCCTTCGCCCATCAAGCCGCTCTTGAACTGCTTGCTGATCGTGGACACCGGGTTAAACAAGCCCTTCATGCCTTCCACAAGCGCGGCGTTAGCAGCCGGGTTCACGGTGGCGTAGCGGGGCGACATGCCAGCGGCGGCTTCGTTCAACTTCTGCTGCGCCTGCAACAGAACGAGCGAGGTGCCCGGAGTCGTGCCCGGAGTACCAACCGACTGGTAGATGCTGTTGAACGAGTTGGCAACGTCAGCGTCGATGCTGGAGGCCAACTGGCTGATACGCGGCTTCAGCACGCGCTCAGCAAAGTCGTCCAACTGCATCGTCATTTCGGCGGTCGTGAAGTTGACGCCGATGTGCTTCTGCGAAGCAACCGTCAAGGTCGTGAACTGCTCGTTGTCGTCCTGAACTTGCAGGGCGGCACCGTCCGTCACAAGGGCGCGGTCCGGCAGACGGATACGCAGCGTGGTGCCGATCTTGGCGCCTTCGACAGCGTACGAGTCGTCGTACTGGCGGTTAACGTTACGGGTGATTACAAGGTTGTTCTCAAGAATTTCGAGAGCCTTTCTCGTAATCATATCAATTGTAAGAAGTGTATTAGCCACGAAAGTGTCTCCAAAAAGATGTTAGCGGTTACGCGCTTCCCACTGCTTAATCTGTCGCTGACGCTCGCGCTCGATCCACTCTGACGCACTCATGGCCGCAATAGACCGTGGGTCCGTCGTGTCGTAGACCGGAGCGCCAGTGCCTTTTGCCGTGACAGGCTTAATAGGCGGGGGCGCACTGGTAGTCTTTTTAACAGGGGCAGGACTGTCGGCCATTTTGGCCTCAATCTTCCCGATCTCCTTAGCCTGAAGGAACTGCGGTAAGCGGGAAATGCGCTCGGCTTCCTTCGGATTAGACCCCAGAAAGTAGGCTATATCTGGCCCCAATTCTGACGCCTGAATCGTCTGTGCCATCACAGTCGTGATCGGCAGCGAGTTGTTGTACGCGACTTGCTCGAAGTCGTCGTACTTGTCACGCGCCGCTTCTTCACGCTCGTGATACGCCTCTAGGAGAGCCATCTGCTCCCGCTCTGCTTCGCGTCGGGCGAGGAGTTCCGTTGCTTTGCGTTCGGCCAGAGCCTCAGCATAAGCCTCGGGGTCTTCGTCTCTGCTAGGCAGTGCGGCTGGCTCAACCGGGGTCGATTGCGCCTTTAGCACCTGCTCTCTTTCCCAACTCTTACGCGCTTTCCTTAGTCTTTTATCAATGACTTTATCCAAATCATCTTGTGTAAAGAGTTTTGGTTCAGTCTTCTCCGGCTCCGCTACCTCGGGGGTAGCATCTACGGTTTCCGGGGCTGCCGTAGCCTCGGGTTCCGACACGGCCTCTGCCGCTACAACTTCAGGGACTTGATTTTCGTCCGACATAAACTTCCTTACGGAAACCTGATGAACCGCATCAGTACGGTAAAACTTTAACTTACTAGTTGCTTCCGTGCAACATTAAACGATGCCTACCCATGAACCGGCACGCTTTTGGTAGATGGTCGTCAAAGCACCGCCATCGCTGCGGAAGTAAAAATCACCATTGTTGCCGTTACCGTTGCTGGGAGCGCCTTCGCCAGCCAACAAACCGGCCTTGTCTTGGTCAGAGCCACCGCCCGTGCCGGGGTAAATGTGGCTTTTAGAGAACACCTTACCGTCAGCCTTCAAGACATAGAAGTTTGGTGATGCGCGAGTGCCGCCCCAATAGAAGTTACCTGACGGGTTGATCGAGCCGATGTACGACCCGTTCTGCATGATGTTGAGGTAGCCTTCAAAGTTGTTGAAGTACCCGTTCCAGATGTCGTAATACTTGCTTGACCCCAACGAATTGCCGAAACGGATGTTCGACTCTGGACTGTAATTAAGTTGCACGTAAGCCGTATCTACAAAGTTCGTAATAGAACTGTTGACGATAGCCGTTGCCGTGCCCGGAAGCGTGGACTCCGAATCCAAGTAGGAGAACGTGCAGTTCTCAATCCAAAAGGAACCCTGCCCCGCTACAGCCGTGTCTAAATACAAGTCGGCGTGAGTAGCATTGCCAATCGTGCTGCGGCAGGATCGGAAGGCGATGTTGTTAGACGATGGGCCAGAGGCGCCTTTGTCTACCTTAAACACCGGAGCGCCAATCGCAATCGAGGTGTCGTAACTAGTGCAGTCCTCGACGATAGAGTTAGCGCATGAGAGCAGCGTGATGCCACCGCTAGATGCGTATTCAAACACGCCTTGCTTAATAAACACGTTAAAGGCTGCGCCAGAGGCGTTGGTGCTTTCAACCCAAATGCTCGGCTGACCCGATGCGCTTTCGCCGTTAGCCGTGCTCCAGAAGTTAGAGATTGAAATGGAGTTGATCGTAAACGCTTTGAGGTAGATTGCCGGAACCGAGTTTGTCGGAACAAACTCATACTCAAAATCGTGCATCCAGATGGAGAAAATGCCGTCACTGGCACCCCCGCCCATGTTGCCGTAAATAACGGACTTGGCTGCGTTCTTTTGCACCAAGCAGACGCCCGACATTTCAATCTTGGCAACAACGCCCGCGTTTGACCAATTAAAGATATGCCCGCCACCAGAGGTGGACTCAATAAACAAGTCGCGGAAGCAAACGCCTGTAATTAGCGCTGCCGTGTTCGTAAACACGTCGCTAGTGCTGCTAAAAATGCGGCTTCGGCCAGCGTTGTACGCGCCAAGTTCTGCTCGCATCGGGCCTTGGTAGGTGATGCCCGGAAGCATCGGGATCGCCGCGCTAACCTTGTACTGCCCCGGCGGGAAATACACCGTGGCGCCGCCAATCGAGGCTGCGTAGTTCTGGGCAGCGATAATGGCCGCACGGTCGTCTGCCACGCCATCGCCCACTGCGCCGTATGCCTTAACGGACACCACGTCGTTGGCGCCCATAGCCGAAGCGGTCGTTCGCTTGGTGACACCGCCCTGAACAATCGGCACTAACTCAGCGCCGGTCAGTTCGCCGGTAGCGGCAGGCAGTTGGGAAATCTTAATAGTGGACATGGTTTACTCCATTAGCCCCACGGCAACTGTACGGCCACTGGCTCCGGCGGTGGGTTCTTGAGCGACTCTTCGTACTTGGCTGCACGGGCTTCGCACTCTGCCTTTGGCGTCTTTGCCCACACCCAGCCCAGCACCGTTTGCTCGGTCAACTGGCCAAACGGAATGAAGTCGTCAGACGGCAGATCCAGATTCGTAATTGAATCAAACGCCCCGATGCTCCAATGCACGGAGTACACGACGTTATCCTTGTCGTTAAGACGAGGATATGCGCTGACCCCTTCAACCTTCCAAGTAGCCATTAGGCTAACGCTCCCTCAACCTCAACCCACGCCTGCGCGGCTTCATCCCACGAATACATCTTACCGTCAGTCGGCATCGGCACCGGAGCCTGCCATTGGGCATTGGCGTCCAGAACCCATGACGGGTACGGCTGCGGCGCTACGAAAGCGTCAATGTCAGCGCGGTAGGTGTAACCGATACCAGCGTAGTTTTTGCGAACCTTGCCGTTGTAACTGGTTTGCTTCCAATTACCACCGAGCAATTTTTGGCAGAACGCCACGCCAATACTCTCAATTTCGTTGCCATTAGCGTCAGACGTATCCTTGTTGTCCACAACGATGACGCGCTTGACGACATTGTTTTCATCTAACTCTGCGAAGTGTGCCACTTTGTTACTCCTTCAAATGCAATGCGGTCAGGCTGCTTTCGTCACCAACGTAGCCAACCGGGAACGTATTAAACGCCAAAGATACTCGATCATCGCCCTGCACGGTTTCTACCATGTGCGTCAGGCTTGACGGGAACAGCATCAAATCGCCAGCGCCAACCTCAAACCACCACGAATCGCTGTTATGGACGTTGTAGTTGTCGGTCGGCAGTTTGATCTGTTGATAGCCGTCTTTGTAAAAATAAATCTTGTCCCGTTCACGGGCAGCCTTTAAATACAGCACCCCAGACACAAATGAGTTGGGATGCGCGTGTTTGTGGTGATACTGACCGGCCTTGGTGTAGTTCAGCCACGATTGCGTCAAGCGCAGCGTAACGTCGTGTTTCGGCGCGTAGATGGAGCGCAGATACTCGTTGACGCTGGCCTCGGCAAACGCTTTGAGGCTTGCCATCGTGTCATGGCGCAGCACATAACGGTCATCGCTCGTGGTGTTACCCATGTTGCTATGCGTCGGCTGCTCGTCTACAAACGCCATTTCCTCGGCGGTGTAGTCCCGTCCAAGTTCAAACTTGGCGACAGCCGTAGGAAAAAGGTTGTATGTAATCACGCAACCGCCTTTTCAATCTGGGCAACGTAATCGTCAAACGCAGCCTGCTGCTCGGGCAACAGGATCGTCGGCACCGCGTCCTCAAGTTCCTTGATCTTTTCAATCGTAAACATGATTTCGTCCCACGACGGCTTCGGTCGCGGATCTTCCCAGCGAGTGATTTCGCGGTTGCTGATCTCCCACTTTGCGCCGGGGCGAAGCAAGTGCATCGCCGTATCAATGCCCATGAGTTGATAAGTTTTCATGTGAAGTTGACCTTGAGGATTACGATACCGGAACCGCCAGCGCCGCCGTTTGCTTGGGCATCGGGAGATGAAATTTCATTTCCAGAACCGCCACCGCCACCAGTGTTCGCAGTTCCAGATGTTCCAGTATTTAATGTGGATGAAGAGCCAGCGCCCGCAGCGCCACCGCCACCTGTTCCACCAGAACCCGCGGTTCCGGCATTTAAAACGCCTCCGCCGCCACCGCCAGCGTATGTCACTGACGATCCAGAAATAGATGACGCTGTTCCGTTACCGCCATTTCCTCCGGTGGTTCCGGTTCCAGTTCCACCAACAGCAGAAGCACCACCGCCACCGCCACAACCGTAGTTTGGAGCGCCATTTGTTGATGATGCTCCCCCGTTGCTGCCTTGAGATGGCGAAGTGCTTGGCGTATTTCCAGCGCCACCAGCGCCAGTTGAGGCGCCGTTTACAGTATCTGTAGTACCCCCGCCGCCAGAACCGCCAGAAGCACCAGCAAGGCCATTAGGATTTGCTGCTGTTGGCAAATTAGCGCCACCGCCACCGCCTGTTGACGTTATGGTACTAAATACTGAATCGTTGCCTTTTCCCGCCGTGCCGCTACGAGCAGTCCCTGCTGTTCCGCCACCGCCAACGGTGATTGTGTATTCTGTTCCAGCAGTAATACTTAAAGCAGTTCCAGTGCGGAACCCACCTGCTCCACCGCCACCAGCGCGACCGTAGCCACCGCCTCCACCCCCCGCAACAACGAGGTAGTCAACGCTCACCGCACCCGCTGGTGCAGTCCACTTCTGCGATGACTTGAAAGTGAAGATCGAGGCAGAGCCGATGTCGTACTTGAGGATGACGATGCCGGAGCCGCCAGAACCTCCTCCGACTGT